GGCATATTCCCACCAAATAAGATGTTGTATTTGGTCGCCGTGATGCTCTTTCGATTACACGACTGTTAATTCATTTTCTAATGCTTTGGGAACATTAGAACGTGAGAGGAATATGTTAAACAAACTGCTTGAAATAAAGGTGCAAGCGCACACCAAAAGCTGGTAAAATAAAATGAGGAATTTACCTCTCAAAGAAATCTTCATCAAGTTTACTCAACTGACTGAATGAACGACGCGTCAGTCTCGCGGGGGGTAGTGGTGGTGGTGCATAATCAATTTTATCAACCACAAAAGGTAATGTAATATCATACGCTAATTGAGCATCATCAGCATATGCTACATTAATCATCAAATGTTGTCCTTGAAGTAAGCGACGACGAAATGTTAAAACGCCGGTTACAAAAGGATTATCTGGGATCCATGCCTCCGAACCTAATTGATATAAAGCTGGAACTGCTTTAGTTATGCCATAATATGGTACATCAACCACAATATTTTGATCAGCAAATTGTTTATACCAATGGCAACCTTGACTACTGTACAAATCGTGCATCGACATTGGTGCATCAGGTCGAACTGTAGAAACCGTAACACAACCATCTGGCAATAAAGTATCTGGTGATGAAGCAGATACGGCTGTGTAAGTAACAATAGTTTCAGTATTACTTGAAGGTGCCATAAATTGAACTCTATATCCACCCCTAGTTAATGCTCTTATAGGGGCTATGTTAAACGCGTAGTTGTTAATCGATGCGTTGAAAACATAATCTTCAACTGCTGGTAAAACAGGTGATGATGTAGGTGGAAGTTGACAAATGGTCGAACTGCTCCAATTAAAATTTAATGTGAATTCATACATTGCTGTAGCTGGTGCAATGAAGTTAAACACAGGACCTCCCATACTCATGAGTTGTTTTAATGATGTAGTATTCGTGGATTGAGTTACATGAGATTCCTTCATGCCTTCAGGTATATCATAAATTGGACGAGCTGCCGTTGATCGTAACATCTCAGAAGATAAATCTCCCATTTGCGCCGTAAAAGAACGCATAGGTGATGGTAATGCTGAAGGTGCACGGGTCGGAAAGCCCATTTTACCATTGGGATCCAAATTTGGAAACGCAAATTGTAAATCTGGACCTCCACCGACGAACAACTGTGCAAAAACACCTGCTGTAGCGGTAGAATCAGAAACAACTAATCTGTTGATAACAGTAAATATCAAAAAGCCATTATTATCAAGTTTCCATGGCTCAATTTTATCCTCAACATCAAATGGGTAACCTGTGTTCAACCAATTTTGAGGTTGAAAATATGGCACAGAAAATGATACATCAGTATCTCCAGCAATGTCCAAAAGAATTGACGGGTATGCTGATAAATAATTATCCGAATAAGATTCGGAACCCGTTGTAAAATTTTTATCATATGTAGGTACCCAAGTTATTCGAATTCGACCTGAATGAAATCTGGAAGCAGCTATCGATAGATGAAATCGCATTGAACCTCTCCAAAAATCAAAAAGTCTTTGAATATAAGCTAAACGAGTGGGTATCATAACTTTGACTGCAGTATCTCCTGTGCCAAGCTCTTCGTAAGTGCACATGGAGTTTGGTCGTACAGGTATTGCAAATAAAACTTCACCTGATGTCTGATCACCAGAGATCTTGAATGTATCAAGAAGCATCATATGAGAACAATAAGCTGTGATATCATAATCACAAAACTTAGATCCTACTACTGATATATCTTTTGATACAAATGGAGCTGGTTCTGGAGCCATTGCGATAGAATTAGCAACCGTATCATATTGAATCATTCGATCTTGCGAAACGATAACTTGCTGAGGAGTTGTCACATTGATTGGAACACTAAAACCGAGTGCTCTTAATATTGTAGAAGCCAAATTACTACTTTCCTTCCCTATATCGGCGACAGTTCCTATAAAAGGTATCTTAGAGAAAGATCCAAACCAACGTCCCAAATCTCGAGCAATTTTAGACGGTAGAATTTTTCTCTGAGAAGCTTGAACTGTTTCATTTTCAGTAGCACTTGTTGTAAAAGCACCTTCTGGAAAAGCTGTATCTTCAATATATTGATCGAAGATCTGGGCTATTAATTTTCTTTTCTGGTTGATATTAGATGTGGCCGATGATTCTTTTGTCGCTTTAGCCATACCTGGAGCAATACCAGCTCTTCCTAAATCATCGACGATGATAAAAACTGATACGTCAAGTGTAGTACTAGCATTTGACACAATTGCTAAAGGAACTGCTACACGAATATCGAAATACCCTGAACCATATGCGTTACGCAAAATCCATGGTAATCCGGGTAATTCATTTAATTTGGCTGGCACAAGATCAAACGGTCCAAGATAAGGTGCGTGCATCGTTGTAATTTGTGTAGAATTAGCACTTATTTGGGTCCAGTCGTAATTATAACTAGATTTAAGATAAGCTTCCGGATTAAGTGGTCGATTTACATATGCCGAAGTAATTGGATCAGGCCAACCATAATAAGCCATCAACTTTCCATAATGCATAGAAGTACCATTAACTTTGATTAAAATTCGACATTGAGGACGAAAGTAATTGTGGAATTTTAACAATTCTTGTATTTCCTCTATAAGTGTAACAGAGTCCGGGAAACGCAAACCTGCATCATTAGTTATAGATGTTCCAATGGGCATATTCGTATTCCATTGATAAGTCTCGTACAAGAATGGCCGACCAATTAAATAATCCAATGATGGTTTAGGATAATTCAAATTAGTCGGAAATCCTGGACGGAAATTGATTTCAGTTGTAGATTGAGCGGCATCGTAAATAACAGTAGATTTTTCAACTGTGATAATAGATTCCTCTGATTGGTCTTTATTTGTTTCTGCCATTTGAGCATAAAATTTTCGTATGTGTAGACTAACTGAGAAATAATGGGTACTAGGGTAGTTAGGCCTAATGCCATAGCTGTATTTATGAAGTTAATAACTCTCACCCAACATCAATGCATGTGATAAAAACGCAGTATCGTTTTCATCATCAAGATCATTAATGTTTAACGATGTATCTCTTTTGATCTCATAACATCGTTCATAAGTAAATAAGCGTTTTGCTGGAATATGATAACCACGTTCGTTCAAAACCTGAAACTGGCGGACAAATTCCGATCTCATTTCATTAAATTTTGCTCGACCGTAATTTGAAATTTCCAATAAAGCAGCATTATAACGTTGTAATTGATCAGTCATATTTGTTGGATCACTTTCACTCCAGCGAGGAATTTCCGTGATAACATCCATTTCAATTGGAGCCATGATTTCACCATCGACTTTGACCCATTTTCTCTTCAAGAAAGTCATGTCATCAAAATCGATCATTACATCACGAATTTGCGTTTTATCGGCCGGCGTGTAAGTCATACCGTATTTTGCGAAAAACTTACGGGCATCTTCCATGGTGTGCTTTAATCCTTTCGTAAACAACACCATGTTGTCATCACCGTAATTCCATACACTCAGATCTTTCTCAAAATTACTGAGCGAATCATTGATTTGTTCAAGATAATACAAACGAATCATGATCTGGAAAGCCAAACCGTTAATAATTGTTGTTAAGACATTTCCGGATGGATTTCCACCAAATAATAGAAACACAATATCATCAAGAATATGTAAACTATGTGATAGTGTTTTCAATAAGACCTTGCGAATTAAAGCGTTTTCTGGTCCATCATCGTACCAAGTGCTAATAATATCTGCAATCATATCAATGATTTGACACCAAATACTAGCATCATAATTTGTAAAATCACCATCCCAACCTGTTCGCCCGCGTAATGTCAATCGTTTTCTTTTAATACCCCATTCAACTGAATTGGGGTTGATACCGATCGCCATTTCATTTGACAAATAAGCTCCATGCGTAAAATCAATAAATGCACCAAAATATTTCCGCATTGCGATAGTCAAGTCAAGGGGACCGATCTGGAAAATTCGAGTTTTTCCTTCCTCAACCTTCTTGATGGGTCTGGTTTCATCTTTAAGTGTATCTATGAA